AATGATGGAACATTTAATGACAAAGATGTTAATCAACATCAACTAGAATCTTATGGTAGACAATATGCAGAAAAAGCTAAACATTTAACTGAGAACTCATCAGAAGCAGAAAGATTTAATGTAATGGGTCAATTGCAATCATTACAAAGAATTAAAAAATCTGGTGAGCTAGAACAAAGTTATACAAAGAAAGAACAAATCACGCAACATGGAAAACCTAAAGTTTGATTTTGTATTTTTAGGTCAATCAGTTTTAAAATATCAAGTTCCCTTAGATATTTTTTTAAGCATAAATAATATTTATGAAATAAATAAAAATAAATTATATCAAGCTAATGGACAATTAGTGGGAAAAATAGAAGATGAAC